AGCAGCCTTCGCAGCAGCAGGTGCGGAGCAGCGTCACTTCTTGAACTTGGACAGCGGGAACAGGTTGCCTGCCACGTAGCCACAGACGCCCAGGAGCAGGGCGAACCAAACGCTACCGATGAAACTGGCCATGGTCATTTCCTCTTCCGGCTGGGAGTGCGAATCGGCGCGGCACGCCGGAACGCCGCGTCAAACGTCGGGTCCGCCCGGCGCAGCTCGGCCACAGCGGCCACCGCTTGCTCGGGCGTTAGGTCGATCAGGCTGGCCGTCAGTTCGGCCGCTCGGCGCTCGGTCGGCGTCACGATGCCCAGCCATCCCTTGATCAGCCGCCCGACGCCGGTATGCCACACGATGAAGCCGACGCCGAGCACGGCGAGAGCGATGCATACCCAGACGAGAGGGGCCACCCACCAGGGCACCTGGTCCTCCACGCCAGTCAACGCCATGTAGATCATGTCCACGGCGTCGAGGATACGCGCCTGTTCGCCCTGCCCGGCCTCGGCCTCACCGCGAATCGTCGGCAGGCTTGGTTCCGGTTGGGTTGTCTCGTCTGCGATGCGCTCGAAGCGTCGGCCGCTGCTGTGCGCGAGTTGACGCACGGCGGTCGTGTTGGCGGCAATCCGCTCGCTCGGACCAGCGCAGGAGCTCGCCACGACGACGACGATGGCGGCTAGCCATCTCATGGCTCAGCGGGCTCGGTGAATTGCGTACCGTCCCACTCCCAGCCGATGCTGCATGCTTGGCCCTCGGCCAGTTGGATGGCCTCGGCGCCAGCCGGTGGGGCCCAGCGGGCCGTGTCACCGTCCCACAGGATGATGTTGTCCACGATGCCGCCCTGCACGATTGCCCACCTCATGCTGCCTCCTCAGTAGTACGTCACGAACACGATCAGCCCGCCACCGCCAGCACCACCAGCGCCACTGGCGTAGCCGTTCTCGCTAGCTGCCCCGCCGCCGCCTCCACCGCCGATCCCTCCCGCTCCACCCGGCTGACCGGCCATGGCAAGGCCCGAGCCGCCCCCGCCGCCTCCGGTGCCCGTCAAGCCGTTGCTGTAGCCCGCCTGGGCGTCCTCGGGGTCGTCAGTGTTGCCGCCTATGGCCGTCGATCCGATGCGGGCCGTTCCCGACCCATCGCCACCGTAGCCATGCAAGTTTCCCGACGAGATGCCAGCACCTCCTCCACCGCCCCCGCTGCCCTTCGCGTATGAGGCTGACGCCGTGGCGTTGCGCGTGCCGCCAGCGCCGCCAGCGCCGCCGTCGTAGAGGCCGCCCGTCTGCGCGGCGCCCGCCGAGCCGCCCGCGGTCGTGCCGCCCTGCCCGAGGATGCCACCGAGCGCTCGGCCATAGGTGCCCGGCGAGTCGCCCAGGCGAGTCGTTCCGCCGTTGCCGCCCGCAGCGCCGTTGGTGTCGTTGGTCGTCCTCGAGGCGCCCGCCGAGCCGCCCGCGCCGATCGTCACGGCGAGGGTTGCGGGCAGGTCGGCCGCCTGCCAAGTCGTCTCGGTCACGGCCGCGCCACCACCACCGCCGCCGCCACCTCGAGCGCTCGAGGCCGCCCCGCGGCGCCCGCTGCCGCCACCTCCCCCACCGCCGACCATGATGGCCCACACGACCTTGGCACCGGCTGGCTTGGTCCACGTGCCGCTCGAGGTGAACACGTCCACGGTGGCCTTGCGACCGTCGATCTTGGCGATGGCCGGGCCCGTCACCTCAAAGTAGATAGCCCCGTCGGCCGTGTTGACGGCCAGTTCCCCTTCGAGCAGCTGCGCCGTCGTTGGCACCGCTCCCGCCGTGCTCGAGCGCTTGAGCCGGATTTGGTCAGACATCAGTAGGTCCCCCCGTCGACCGAAACCGTCAGGGCCGACACGCACTCACCGTCCCAAGCGTTCGCACGCTCAAACAGAGCCACGCTAACGCCGTCGGCGGTGTAGCACAAGAAAGCGTGCACAAACGAATCGTCCGGGACCTTGAGGAGGAGGAATCCAGACGCGTTTGCACGCGTTGCATTCACGCCACCTGCCGCAGTGCCTGCGGTGTTGCCGTACTCCGCTAGGTTGTAAGCGGTAACTTCCGTGAGTTCCGTAAGGCCAACGTCGACGATCGATGACGGCGACGATGCTGGCTGCACCTTTTTCAGCACGTACTGCCAGCGATTGGAGGTCAGCAACGAGCTGCCCACTATCCGCATCGTGTGCCATTCCCGCGTCACGCCTGGCGCTGTAAGCAGGCGCTCAAGTTGCGCCTTGTTTGCGTGGACGAACTGGGCGGCCGTAATCAGGGCGTTCTGCGCATCGGCAGACACCCCCATGGGGCCATAGACAGACGGTTGTAGAAATCCGCTCATACCCACCCCGGCGGGATTGAGGCCGTGTAGTTCAGGATCTCAGTAGGCAGTATGACGCCTGGCGTGTCGAAAGCCGCGGTAGGTTCGTATGGCTGAAACCACACAGCGCGAGCAGTGCACTTGACAGTGCTTCCACCAAGCGACTGCGTCGAGTCGTTCCAAATTGAACCGTCTACCGGGTTGCGGAGCACCATCTGTTCCAGATGGAACCAGTCGTCATCGACAAACGTGTAAACGTCCATCTTCACCTGGTCACTGACGTAACGCGATTCGTACGACTGGAACAAGACCCTGCCAGCCGCAGCGCCTAAAAACACGTTGGCGTTTCGGTGATACAGGTATGCCCGAGGATTGGTAGGGAAGCTCGTGTAACCGACATTGGTAGCAGGCTCGTGGATGAGAAACTCGAGCCGGATGATGTTCTGGCGTACCAGGAATTGGATCGGGTTGCCCATCACATTAGTGACGAGTCCGTTACTGATCAGCGTAGTGGGTGGCCATGTCACGTTCCCGCTTGGCGGGAACGAACCAGCCGGTGATCCGCTGGTTAGGCCTGGCTTTGGCCGGATGTATTGCTGCACCGGCCTAGCGTTGGTCTGTTCGCTGATCTTGAGCCCACGATATGGCGATTCTCCCAGTAGCACGGCCTTGGCCGTCTGGGTGACGACGTAACAGTTGTTCTTGGCTGGATGCGTTTGGACCTCGATGTCCGTGACGATCATTTGCGCAAGCCCAACGTCGACTGCGATGACAGCCAAGCGAGCGCCAATCGGCTCGATGACGTTGAACGGTGCGGTTTGCGCCTTGATCAGTTTCCAGATGTTCCAGCCGTCCTCCCCCGACCCATCATGAGCGAGGGTGTTCTGAGCAACGAGAAACTGCGTGCGTAGAACAGATTCGGCTGGTTCTACGCCGATGCTGAACGTCTGATTGCTGTGAAGCCGTTGAACTTCCCAAGCCATTAGCGTTTCCCTCTAGTGTTCTGATCAATCTGCTCGAGCACGCGCAGCAGTTGCAAGTTCAGCGACTCGACCGACTCGCCGCTACCGGTTGCCATGGCAAAGCCCAGTTGGCTGCGGAGTCCGGCGGCCTGCATTTGCATCTTTTCGAGGTCACTGGCACCGGCGCCACCGCCGAGCATGCGGAATCCGATGCCCATGTCCTGCACCACTTTGTCCAGATTGCCCTCGAGGCCACGCGTCACGTTCGTCAGGAACGAACCGGGAGCAGAGAAGAAACTTTCGAAGCTCTTGGAAACCATGCCGCCCGGCCCCTGGGCAATCAGCCCGGTACCAATTTCCTTCTGGGCATCACGCCTAATCCTGGCGGCCTCCATCTCGTCCATGCCCAGCCCGACCATGCGCTGCCCGGCAACCATCTTGGCTTGAATTGCGGACACTTCCGCCTCCACGATTCGCGCTGAGAATGGCCGGACAAGTTCCGCCAACGTCTTGCGGGCCTCGCGGTTGGCCTCGTAGAAACTGCCGATGGCCTGAAACAGCGGAGACGCCATCCCGGCGGCAAACAGGCCCTGCATGCGGTTGAACTGGCCGCGGATGCCCTCGAGCTGCGCCGTGGCCTGCTGGCCCATCTTGCGCAGGCCGGTCACGTCGGCGTCGATCCCGATTGAGAGTCCTAGCTTCGCCACGTTGCCACCTTCCCGAGAGTTGCCATCCAGTCAGTCTGTCCTGGCTTGCGCCATGGTTCCACCACCGTCTGCGGCTGACGAGTCAGCCCGTACGCCAGGACCGTCAGCAGCCGCTCGATGCGGTCGGCTGCGGTCCACTCCAAGGGTTTGCCATCACCCCCTGGACAAGTGCCATGGCCACATGCACGTCTAGCGCCGTCGAGCCCGGCACGCCGTCCACCCGAGTGCACGACTCGAGCAGGAACGACTGCCTGGCGTCGTCGTCCAGCTGTTCGACCTTGCGCCACTCGCCGACCGTGATGGGCCGGACCTCGAGCACGGCCGGGTAACCGGCCACTGCCTCGCTGGTGAGAGTGCGCCAGGTCATGCCCGGGCCGCCGTAATTTCGCCGACGTACTGCCAGGTCACCGTCGCCGAGTGCACGGCGTCGTTGGTGTAGGTCGGGCTGTAGCCGGTGATGATGGCGTTTCCGCTGAAATCGACGCCTCCACTACCGGCGCCGCTGGCGAAAATAACCACACTAATGGCCCCCGTAGATGGTGTAGCCCCGCAGAACTTCTGCGCGAGCGTCAGCCCGGTGGCGTTGTCGGTGTGGATCGTCGCCGACCCAGTCACGGTCGGACGGCCCTGGATGGCCGTACTCAGTACCGAGTTGAGAGCCGTAGCGTCCACAACGGCGCTGCTGGCCGAAATGCTGATATCGGTGGCATCAACGGGGGTGCCACCGATGCTGATGCTTGTGCCGTTTGCGATGAATGCCATGTCTTAGCCTCCTGTTGCCCAAATGCGGTACGTCTGACGGACCACCCGCGGGCCGTCGTCCGTGCCTTCCTGATCGTCCATGCGCTCCACGTCTTCGCCGTCGGTGGCGCTCCACTGGATCTTGGTGCCGTCCACCGTGCCGTAGGTGGTGTTGTCGTTCAGCACGACCGACACGGCAACCGCGAGCGCTCGAGCGCCCGACAGTGACGTGGCGATGCAGTCGATGGCCACCGAGAACTCGGCCAGTTCGGTCGTCCCGGTCAACGTGCGCACCGGCGTGCGGGCGTCGATGCTGTAGACGATGGCAGGCAGCGCCGTGCCCTCGCGTCGCCACTCCGGGCTAACGCGGGTGCTGACGATCCCGGATACGCCAAGGTCGTCGGTGAGCCTGCGCCGTAGTGCGGTCTCGATGCTCATTTCTTGGACACCTTCATCCGCGCCCTGCGGGCCAGTTCGACCAGTTGCGTCTCGATGACCAGCGCCAGGTCCTCCTTGAGGACCTCGGGCGGGAAATCGCGGTAGGTGTCGCGCTTGATGTGCCACTGGGCCCGGCCGCTGTCCACGATGGGAGCGATGTACGACCTGGGGCGCCGCTTGTACCGGAAGCCGGTGCGGCTGGTGGTCTTCAGCCCGCGGGTGTCACCCATCGACTGGATGACCTTGCTGGACGCCTTGCGCAGGCTTTCCTGGTTGCCGTAGCTGCGGTGGGTTGCCCCGTGCGTCAGCCAGTTCTGTTTGTACGTCGTCGCCAGTCGCTTGAGGCTGCGCCTCAGCAGCTGCTTGTACAGGTTCCGGCTGACTCGGTCGGGCAACGTCAGGAACACCATTTCGGCGTCCAGGAATGCCTTTTGGGCGCGAGCGCTTGCGCCAGCCCGCAGAATGCCAAGGTTCTCCGACGCGTTGACCTGGCGTTGCATGAAACGCTGATAGTTGCGCAGGTGCTCCGGCGAATTGAACTCGGCGCCGCGGCGGAAACTCATGCCGTCACCTCGAGCGCTTCGCAGTGGAGTTCCATCCGGCCCAGCGTCGGGTCCAGCACGCCGGTGACCTCGAGCACGCGGTCGGTCTTGCCGGTCTCGCGGAGCAGAATCCTGCTCTTCACCGTCACCGAGTCGATCCAGGGCAGGACGAGCCGCCAGGCCGTCTGCCCGCGGTTGATGTCGACTGCGTCGATGGACCGCCCGTCGGCGGACTCGATGTGGCCCAGCACAGTGGCCACGGTCGACCAAGTCTTGGTTGCCTGCCCGTAGTTGTCAACGGACGCGGTGTAGTTCTGCACCGCCATCTCATGTCGGAACATGCCTCGAGGGATCATCAGTGCACCCCGTGCTCCCCGAGCATGTCGAACAGCATCTGCTGGGCCTTGCCCTCGATGGCGCCCGTGCTGTCGCCGCGGTCGGCGTAGAGGCGCCCGCACAGCTGCAGCGCCAGCATGTTGATGTAATGGTCGGCCACCAACGTGTTCCAGTTGATGGTCACCGGACGGTTCCAGCCGTCCTCGATCAGAACAGCCACGCGCTCGCCGTCCCAGTGCTGTTCCGGGTTCTCAGTCTGCGTCACCGAGTCGTCGTCGACGTAGACCGCCGTGATGGCTGACGCGGTGTTTACCGGCTGGATCGGGAGCACCACCCAGGTGTCCCCTTCCTCGGACACCTTGTATGAGCGCTCGAGTGCCTGCATAGCCAAGCCGGTGCAGCGCTCGACCGTCTCGCGCACGGCAGGCAGCAGGATGTTGCCGATGTACGCGTCATCCTGCGCGTGAAAAATGCGCAGGTGGCTCTTGATGTCGCTGGTGGTGAGTGCTGGCATTTTGAAAAGACCGGGGGGGGTGTCCCCCCCGCCGGTCCGGGGTCACATGGAATCGATCAGACCTTGTTCGCCAGGATGACACCGGCGTACTTGTCGACCACCTGAGCGTCGGAACGCATCGAGCTGCGGTAGTTGACGATGCCGCTGCCGCTGTTCGTGTAGGGGTCCACGATGAACTGGACTTCCCTGCGGTCCACGATGCGATAGGCGCGAGACAGATCGCCGAAGAACACCAAGTTCCGGCCCGTGCCGGAAACGAATTCCGGCGCAAACTCGCTGATGTACACAGGGCGCCCCATGAGCATGCCAGCAGCTCCCTCCTGCAGCATCATGCCCTGCATGCCGTCGTACAGGTAGGTGCCAGTGGTGGAGGCCTTCTGGCTCAGGAGTTGCCCCCAGGTTGCCTGATTCATGATCCAGCTGCCGTTGGAGGCGTATGCCGTCGGCAGGGTGGTGTAGGCGGAGATGATGTCATCGAAGTCGAGATTCGCCGTCAGCGATCCGGTCTTCACCAAGTACTGGAAGTTGGTGTCGGAACTCAGAAGTCCCTGTTCCTGCGCAGAACCAGTGCCGACGATGTGCTTGTTTGCGCGGTACTTGCTGTGAGCGCGGGCGTGGTCGGCAACCACTTCGGCGGCAACGTCAATAGCCGCGTCAAACAGCAGTTCTTCGGTCACCGGCGTGGTGGCGGTGGCCTTGTAGGCGCCGAAGGTCTTCAGAATGGTGGTGAAGTTGCTTTCGGTGTACGCGGCGCCTTCCGCGGTTGCGGTGACGGTCGTGCGGGAGTCGATGACGGGCAGCCGCAGGTTGTTCGGTACGGTCTGCACCGTGGCGAGCTGCCGGATGGGGTCACCCCAGTCCAGCCACTTCACGAACTCGCCGGTCATCACCGACTGGGGCACGGCGTTGCCAGCGGTGGCAGGGGTAGCGACCGTCAGGGTCGTACGCAGTTCCATGTTGCCGCTGCCCTCGCGGCCACGCGTAGCGAAGAAACGCGCCAGTTCGGCGTCGTTGCCGCCGTTGCGGACCTCGGGACGGCCAACCAGTTGGCCGTTCTTGGCCTTGACGGCGTCCAGGCGGCTGCGGATCGACAGGCTCTCAAGCTGCCCGTCGATGGCGCGGATCTCTTCCTCAGCCGCGTCGAACGAACGAACGGCATCGGGGGTTGCGGTTTCGGCGTACTGCTCGCACGCAGCGACGAGCTGCGCACGCTTCTCACGGAGTGCTTCAAGGGTCACGGTCATTTCAGGTCTCCAATCCGCAGCCGCAGGTACCGAGCGACGAGCCCGGTGGAATTGCGAAACGCCCGGACCGCGGCTGCGGTCGCCTCGTAGGCGGGCGTGTGGACGAGCGAGACCTCGTAAAGGCGGGCCGACACGACGGTGCGGCGGTTGCCCGCCCACTCGTCCTTGTCGACCGCGAACCCAAACGACATGTTTTGGTAGATGCCGTCGCGCAGAAGGACGCGCATGTCCTGCCCGTCGCGGGTGTCCGGCAGCCGAGCAGCGAACGTCACTCCGCGCTCGGTCTCCTCGAGCTCGAGCGTGCCGCTGCGCGTGTCGGCCAGCACGCGCCCGCCGTCGTGCTCGACGAGCAGCGACACGTTCCGCTTGCCGATGTCGGCAGCGAACGCGCCGCGCTGGATGGTCTCGATGAACGGCAGCGGCTGGGATTCAGTCTCGTAGGGAATGGCCAGCCCGGACACGGTGTTGCCCTCGACGGCTGCGCGGACCTCGAACGAACGGCGGTCAATCTGCATCGGGCGACTCGCTTTCCTCGTCCTCGCGGTCGCCGTTCACCTCGGCCTGACCGGCCGCCGTGTCCAGGCGCATCATGAGTTCGTCTGCCATGGGGTCCTGCACCGGCTGCATGCCGATGAACCACCGGGCGTCGTTAGGCGTGAGGACGCCAGACATGACGAGTTTGGACAGCTCCTTGGCGGTGTCCTTCATCGTGCCGCGGAGCAGTTCCTGCAGGTCGTGCTCGACGCGATAGCCGGGCAGCAGTTTGGCCGTCAGTTCGGCCTCGATGCGCTTCGCCCAGGGCCGCAGCGTCTGATCGACGAGCGCTCGCTGGGCGTTCAGGTCAATCTGAGTTCCCGCCTCGGTCGCAGCCAGGAACGACAGCGGCAGGTTCAGCGCTCGGGCAATCTCGCCCATGGCCGCAGTCCGCGCCGCCGTCACGGCGTCGAGGTCGCCCTGCCCGCTGACGCCCTCGATCTTGCCGCCTCCGTCGATGATCAGCGGTTCCGACGCGCCGCCTGATTTGGCATGCTTGGCCTTCCAGGCGAGCAGGATCGTCTGCTTCGCCTGCTCGCTGATCGGCGTGGGGAATTGGAACGACAGGCGCCGGGTCGTGCCGGTGGCCGCCATGGTGGCCGCCCAGTTGTCGAGGTCCGCAACCAGTTGCAGCTGCGTGCGGCACTTGTCCAGCGGGCTTTCCCCAATGAACGCCCACCGGCTGTAGCCGCCCTTCACGTGGATCAGGTCGCTGGCCGGAATCGCCTGCCCGTCGAGCAGGTACTGCAGCGGGTTGGCCGACCAGTTGATCGTGATTCGCCCACGCTCGAGCGGGATGAGTTCGGCGGCCTCGCCGGAGTAGGTACGAGCGATGTACGCGTAGGCGTTGCCTTGCGTCATCGCGTCGGTCACCAGCCACCGGCGCAGGTCCCAACCGTTGACCATCTCGGTGCTGCGGCCGGTCAGCAGACTCAGGGCAGCAGGCTGCACCTCCTGGTCCTTGCTGTCGTAGACGCAGAGCGTGACGCTGGCCAGCATCGAGGCCACGCCCTCGATGGCACGCTGGACGCCAGGCAGCGCCTCAACGTCCCCGACGCTGCTGGTGTCGACCAGCATGGACGCGTTGAAACTGCCCAGGAAGTAGCTGCGGAAGCGCGAGAGGAGTCCCACGCCTCCCCCAGTTTGAGTACGCGCTTTTTCTGTCAATAGGCGGGTGTGACATTTTCTGTCACATTCCGCAAATTGTCGATTCGTCCGCTAGGTGGCGTCAGATGGTCATCACGCCGGACGGCGGCATCCACTGCTGCGAGCGCCCGCGCAGCTCGAAC